GCTAATTAAGTTAAGTAGTTTTTTAGTGTCGAATATGGCTAAATCACTGTCTTCTAAATCAAAACCATCGTGTACTACTCTACCGATTACCTCCTTGCTTAAGGACATGAAATCGATTGTGAGTTGCTTGTTGCGAGTGATCCATTTGACAGATTCATTTTCACCTAAATGATATTTGTCTATGACTGATTTAAATATTAATTTATTTACCATATAACTTATTTTTAAGTGGAATATACGAATGGAAAGCTGGGTATCCTAGCCAAAGCTAAAGAAATCATCAATGAATGTGTTGAGTTTAAGGTTCCATCCAATATCTGAATACAGTGTTTGTAGTTTATTTCGCATGATTGAATCGAATAGCCCTTCACGGTCGATAAATTTGTCTATCATTTCAATGATCTCTGGTGGATCATTGTATCCATTGAAACCAATCACATCAATTTTGTATGGGTTTGGTTTGAGTTGCGCATAGTACATTTTGTCTCCGAGTGAAAACTCTGGGTATTTTGCGGATTGGTTTCGAAACCGAAGGAAATCATTGTATAATGATGCAGCCCGTGTGTTAACGGGGCATTTTTTCTTGAGTGTTGAAAATAGCTCACCTGGCATGGGTGCGCGTTCAATATATTCCCCCAGTTTTTTCAGTCCGGTTGGTTTGAGTAGGTACTTCCAGTCTATTGTGTTTAGGGATGCTTTGAATTCGAGTACGTCGCGGTCTATGTCTTCTTTTGATTTACCAAATAGTATATCCTTGATTACCTTCTCGCCAAAGTTGCGGAATAGGGGAGGGAAGTTTGATTTCATTAGGTCGAGGCCTTTGATATCGAATTCTTCTGTTGGAATGCCTTCTTTATTTACAATGTATTGGGCATACCTGCGTTTACCGGACCAATATGCTGATTTGATTATGGTTTCGGTTTTAAATTCAATTCTATTCCTGGGTACATTGAATAATGTTTGGGATAGGGTATTGAGGTATGTGTTGATTTTGTCTGAATTTTCTTCAGCTATATTTTGTACTTCTTGGGTAAGTACATCATCGGGCAGTTCATAATATTTGTCGCCCAACCTTTTTTTGAGTTGGGGGGTAGCTTCGAAGAAACAACTATCCGTGTCTGATGCTATGCAAAAGTCACTATGTTCATATATATCAAATTTCATATAACTAAATTATTTAATATTGATTCAATGTCATTGAATTGAGTGAAAGATATACGAATTAGGTTAATGTTATTGTTTTTGCAAAATTCGTTTTTTACACCATCTAAGAACACTTGTTTTTCGTATGATTTAACACCACCAAAAAATTTAACGGGTTTGAAATGAAATTCACCATCATATTCTATACATAAATTTAAATGGGGAATATAAAAATCAAATCTCAAAAGTGTATTGGTTTTAGGGTTTCTACATAAATCAAATGTCTTTTGTTCAATATACGGAATGTTTTTTAAGGTTAACAGTGTTCTTATCGATTCCTCTCCTTTGCTTGCTTTGCATTTAGGACATTTTTGGCCCTGCAAATGATTGGAAAGTTGTTGAGTGAACCACCCATGTTTATTGCATTTAATTTTAAATTGATTATCAAAATACCCAGTATATGAATCCCAATCATATTCGTATCCTGTGTCTAATGAGTATGTTCTTTCTTTTAAATCATCCAAAGATATGGGTTTACGAAAAGTTTTACATTTAGGGCATCCATGCATCTGATGCACATGATTAGTCCATAGTTGTTTGAACATGCCATGTTCTGGGCATACAATGGTTACTTTTTGATTTGAGTTGAAATTTTTAGTTATTAATGAATAATCATATGAATCACCATGGACTGTCTTAGCATATTCAATTTTTTCCAGATAAGACAATGATCTTCCTTTGCATTTTGGGCATGACGATTTTTTATTAATATGATTATCTAAAGATACCTCCCACATTCCATGGTCAGGACATACCACCGGGTATTTTTTCATGACACCATTGTATTCAGTTATACCAGAATAATCATATTTGTGATTGTGAGTTTCATGAGCACGCTCAATGAAAAATTCTAGAGGATTTTCAATTTTACCTATACCGGTACATTTAACACATCCATGACCTAATCTATCATGCCCATTAGCGGAAACTATAAATTCACCATGAGTTGGACATATTACTGTTAAATCGTTTTTCAAACCATTGTATACTGTTTTAGAGTAGTCGTATTGAATGGAATGTTTAGGTTTTACTCGGTTTATATAATCGTTTGTTGTTATTTTAACCATATGAAAGATTTAGATGTAAATAAATACATTGTACGGTTATACATATTATAAATCTATTTCTTTTTTAATTTCATTATTGATATACCTTATAGATTCTTGAATAGTACGCTGTCCTGTTGTTGTGATGGCACTGGATATTATTTTATACCCATCAGTGAAGCGGTACGAGTTGATGCCGTTCGTACCGTAATTTCCATTAATGAATATTTTATAAACCATTTGATAATTCATATACAAGGATTGTTTTGCATGGTCACCAGCCTTGTGTGCTTCTTTCATTTTGTTCTTGTAGTCTTTTCGAATATTGAACCCATTTTCAAGTATTTCAGCAACTGAACTTTTTATGTCCGTTCTAAAGAATACACCATTTGCTGATACTGTCCATTTGTTGTCTTTTATGGCATCTACTAGTTTTTTGATTGATATGGATTTGCGTTTAAGCGCATATTTCTTTTTGTCTAACAGTTCAACTTCAACTATTTGATCTGGGGTTGAATTAGCCATTTCCTCCATTTCCACTAAGCTATTCCAACAATTATAGTTGGGTCTATCTATCACCATTCTACCCACTAAAGTTTCCACTCCCATATTTAATGATATCATTATGAACGGGTACATACTGGTTACATCCTCATCGTATATCCATTCATACCTTCCAGGTTTAGGGTCTAATAGGAACCCACCAGCATACCCCTCTTTGCGTTTTATGGTTCTTAAGTTTCGATTTATGAATGAACCAGCAATTGTTTTAACTATAACATTGTTTCCTTCTATACTATGAATATTTCCTTCTATAGTTGGAGTACCTCGCTGATGTACCACCAAATCACCAACCTCAATTTCTTTTATGCTGGGGTTAGTAGTGGTTGGTTTGTTTGGAGCAATAATATTGTTTCGTTTGAGATAAGTTAATATCGCCCCTTCATTTAAAATTGTATTATAATACACCGATTCATACGGAGTGTGACACAAATGCGAAATCAATATGGTTAACTCAATGAATTTTAGTTTGTCTTCTAACGCTTCCAATATCTCAACATCGCGAATGTTGTAGTCTATGTATTTGTTTGGATCTTCTCGAAACAATGTATCCAGGTTACCATCGTATTCAATTTTTCCCAGTTTAGCATATTTTTCTCCAATGTCGCCTAACTTATACGACGGTTCCTCTTTCATGATGTACTTTTTAAGTAGCAACATGAAATCCAGACAATTGACTAAACCAATGCGAATTGGTGAATTCGGATTGTTTGGATTATCGTCTACTTTGCCAATTGGGGATAAACGATATACCTCATCACCCAAACGTTTTTTAATGCGATAGTACAGGTATGGCATATCGAAATAGTCCGAGTTGAAGCCAACGCAAATGGTGGGATCCATTTGTTCCCATTTGTTTAAAAATTTACGCAACAGTGTATTTTCATCGATGCATGGGATGATTGTTTTACCGTCTGCTGACAACTCCTCGATTTGGTTTTGTTTGTCTAAAATAAAACATATTTTTTCCTTGGTTGTTGCATCAATTAATGCAATGGCTGTTACCTCAGCGTTTGCCTCTCGTATGGTGGTTGGATTAAGTGGGCCAATGATTTCAATCTCGATATCCAGGTATACCAGGTTGTGGTATGATGGCATATCATCTGTCTCGTAGTATAAATCGCGCAACAACACAAGTTCACGGTCTATGTCTTTTTCCAAAATGGTTGGATCTTTCCAATCGTAGCGACCCTTGATTGCGGTGCATTTGTCTCCAAATAGAGTAGTGTGCTCACCATATTCGTCTAACTTGTATACGGTTGGTTGGTACTGGAATTTGTTGATACCGCTACGATCATCGCGCAAATAGTAGTGGTATGCGTCTTCTCCGTTGCGGCTATAGTAGATTGATTGAAACATGGACTTTATTTTAATAATTGGAATATACAAAGAAAGCCTGGCGAAGCCAAGCTTTTGTATTATTGTATGGGGAGTATTACTTTTTTGCAGTGGTTGCTTTCGCTTTAACTGGTTCAGTTACTTCCGCTACTGTCTCAACTACTGTCTCTACTGGTGCAGGTTTCTCTGCTTTGTCGATTGTGGTTTTAACTTCATTCAATACCGCTTCCAATTCATTGATTAATGCCATTGTTTCGTTGTATTTGATGTTTGGTTGAGACCATTCAGTTGTATGTCTCAAGTCTGCTAAAATTTGTTGTGTTGTTCTCATTTATTTTGTTTTTGAATTAAATTTACTAAGTTCGTCTTGTGTGAAAAATTGATGCAAGTCTGGAGCGAAATATTTAATTGATTTCATTACTTTCATATCATCGCGATAAACTACATAACCGTCTCCTACTTTCTCGTAGTGGCATGGGCGGCCTTGCTGCTCTGAACGTACTTTTACTGTTTCAATGGCATCTTCTTCCGTCATACATATTTTAGATAAATTAGATGCTTGCACCTCTGCATATCCAT